GTTAGATTCAATCAAGTTTGATTCTTCTGCACAGTCATCACAACATGAAGTATGTTCTGAAAACTTTTTAATCTCTTGGCCAGGCGTACCTTTTTGATATGCAACTCTTCTTGCATCTGTTCCAATTTCACGAGGGTCTTCTACCTCATCCTTGAATGCCTTTTCTCCAGGCTTTAGAATTCTACCACTTTTTCTGTTTACTGGAATTTTTAAGTTCTTCAGTTTTGGATGTGTTCTAAGATATTTCTTTGACTGAATATCTTGTGCCTCTGCAACCTCCTCACTCTTACCTTTGTGTTTCTTCCACAAATCTGCATCGGCAGTTGTCCTTGTCTTACCGCCTGAAATAAAAGAGTTGACTCTTGCATGGCCCCATTGCTCTGGTGTTGTGCCTGGGCGATGTCCAGTTCTCCATGCGGCGACACCTCTTTTGTAAACTTGTTTTAGAATAGATACTGAAATACCAGATGCCTCTGCTTTCTTTGCAAGAGACTTATCTGCATTCTCCTCTACAGTTTCTTTGTACAAGTCTGGAAACTTCTTCTTCATCGCCTGTGTATACTTCGATGGTTTAGTCTTTGCTCTTGCATCGCCTGGCGCTGGTTTATATGCACTAGGGTCATCATCAGACTTCGCCGCACCTTTCTTGAAGTGTGCATCCCTCTTGTCTTTTGTAGACTTTGCCATCGCATCACCTTCAGCATCTTTTGCAAAATACTTGGCTGGTTGCGTTCCCTTCTTATCTTTGATGTCCTTGTCTTGTTTCTCATCAACTGGTACACAATTAGGAACTTTCTTTCCGTTCTTCATTTTCATACCAACTGCTTTGAACCCTGGCCAGCAATCTTCTGCCAGTTCTAGTTCGTACAACCACTTCTTATAGGTTGTGCCATCTTCTGTCGCAAAGGTAACATAGTTAGTTCCTCTGCGAATAATCTTCCCTGTTACTCCTGTATATGTGTCTGTGACTTCTTCACCCATTGTGAATATTTGTCCTTCAACATACATATCACGAATTACATCTTCTTCTGTTTGTTCTACTTGGTGTGTGATGAATGATTCACGAATACCCATATACTTACGAACATCTTTGAACAGAGACATTCCTTGATTGAAACCATCTGGTAGTCCTGCCTCAAAACCTTCTTTCTCCAGATTACCTCTTTCATCATATTCATTTTCGTATCTGTTTTCAGATGCAGCTGCTCTCATCTTAGATGCAGACATTCCAGAAACACCATCTGAATCTGCATCTCTTTCTCCAGCAGATATAACTTGGATATTGTCAAAACCATAATAACCGTGTCTTGCTTCGACACCATTGTATTTGTTCAATAGGGAGTCAAACTCTGCAACTCTATCAGAACCAACAACCATGATGATTGATCTGTGTCCTTTGTTGTGTAGTGAGACTGCAATCTCAAACACATTTCTTGCTTTGTCTACGATGATGTTCCTTGCATACTTTGGGAACATCTTTTTCATGTATGCAACTTTTTTAGTATAAGGTAATGGGTCTTTCTTAGGATTTTCTGAATGTGATGCAAAAATGTAATATGGCGCTCCGGCAACTTTCTTTGCTTCTGCCGCAACTCTCTTTATTAGTTTTTCGTGTCCAATGGTCGGTGGATTGAATCTACCAAAGGTAAATACACAAGTATCTCCACGAGCCTCTCTAATATCCTTAAATGTTTTCATTTATCCCATGCCTTTATTGCAGTAAAGTTATTGAAACTAAATTCCATTCTATCGACAAGTTTTACTGCACCACCTGTCACTCTATCAATTGCAACATAACCCTCTGGGTTTACAACTTTGAACCCATTGGATGTTTTGATAAAAGTTCCAATGCTCTTTACAGTATTTAGTTTCTTTACCACTCCCATCTTTGCATCGACAATGTGGTTCTGAAACGTAATAATATTTGTCAAATTCTTTGTGTGTTTTTGTAACTCACGAATGGTTTCTTTCTTTTTAACTTCCAACGCCTCTTTGTTCTTCGGCGTCTTGAGTTTATCTATATTCTTTTGGAATGCATCATCAACCCACTTCAAATAACCCTGTGCGTGTTGTCTTGGATTAGTGATTGTCTCACCCTTACGAACCTTTGAGTTGTTGTACGTTTTGAGTGATGCTCCAGATAAGTTTCCTGTGAAACTATTTTGCAGATTCAAGAAACTATTCAACAGTCCAGAGTTGATACTTCTGAATGTAGAACCAGCAGATGATAGTGATTTCGTCACTGCATCTGTTTCTGATTGTGTCATAGTCGCCTTACCAGATACATCCTTGTATGTCGCATCATCCATCCAAACTGAGGCAGGATTATTCAACCCACTGATGTTTGCACCAAATGAAGCCTTCATGTCTTGTAGTGCATCACCTTTATATGTGGTATGCCATACAACACCAATCTTTGCATTTTTAATTTTTTTACCCAAATCCGAATTTACATCTACTGCGTATACAATAGTGTTAGGTTGGAATGTGTAATACTTCTTACCTTCGATGTCTGTGGTTTCTACATCATCAGTGAACATCAAGTCACCCTGTAGAACACCAGTAATTCCCAACTTAGAAAACTCTGCAAGTGCAACTTTGAACTTTGCGTTTAGTTGTCCACTCAAGTCTGCATCAATCTCTGCAACCGACTTATACAGTTTAGGGTTGACGTTGAATACTGATTTCTTTGCAACGAAAAACTTACCATCTTCTGGGTCGATACCAGCAAAAATCGCAGGCGCTCCATCCCACTTCACAGTCATGTCGATTGATGAACGTGAGTTACCAGCAAGCATATCTCTGAGAGAACGAACAAAGTTAATTGAGGCCCGTCCACCAGTAACACCATAGTTAAGGATTTCGTCCTCAATATGTTCTAGGTGTAGGTTCTTTCCACCTTTATCTTCTGTAAGAAATGAACTAAACTTTATCATTTTGCAAGTCCGTTATATTTGATTGCCAGTCCTGTTGGGAACTGTCCTAGTTTCTTTTTACCAGCATGGCCAGATTTGTTAGAACGAATAGACATCTTCATTGTAATTGTTTCTGTACCAGACTTCAGTTCAATGAACCAATCTTGTTTGGATGAACGAGATGAATATGCCTTGATAAATTTTACCTGTGGTAGAAACACACCAACTTCATCTCTGTCTGTAACTTCTTCGTAATCTGAACCAACTGCTTTGATAACAATTGTTGGAACGTCTGGTGCATCTCTCAATACTTCAGACTGAATATATTTGAGTGTCTTGTCTTTACTCTTATTGAAGAGTTCAACTACACCCTTTCTCATAATCTCCAACATTGCATCATAATCTTTTTCATATGCGGCGTTATTCTTTTTATCATATGCTCTTAGAATGGTTTCAGTCTTTCTTCTGTCTGGACTTCTACCGTTTGCACCACCATCAAAACCAGCAAGTGCAGGCATACCTTCAATCTTAGAATAGACTTGTGCATATGCAGTAGAACGTAGTGTTTCCATCATGCGTGTTTCGCCAAACGCATTGAACACTGGACGAACATATGTGTTGAGTTGTGGTTCTGAAGTTTTCTTACCACCAGCCTTTAGACTGACACCAAGAAACTTACCATCACTATACTTGATAAACATATCGCCTGGATGGTTGTTAGGAACACCGGCAGGTTTTGCACGATATCCCCAATACACTTCAGAGATAGACTTATCTTTGTGTGCATCATTTAGGTACTGCAAAATACCAATCGCATTGTCCATCTTCTCTGTAAACTTGGAAGAGGTGTCTGCCTTGTTGATTGTTTCTTGTGCGGCCGCAGTATCTTTTGTATTCACACACTTCAATTTACTTACGTCAATGTCGAGTAAGTATTTGTGAAAAGATTCTGCATCTGTGGGAGAGTATCCCTTCTCAAAGGCGATACATGGAAATAGTTCTGTGATACTAGAGTTGAGTGTGGTTTCTTGCATACCACCAGCCATAGGTTTGACATTCACTCTAAATCTTTTACCGTCAATCTCACCATCAATAGGGTCAACACTAGAACTAGATGAACCTAGATTTGCATCAATACCAGCCTGACGCATTCTTCTGAGGATTTCATCTCTGTCTGTTTCCCTATCAGTAGAACGTACTGTATAGACAGTTCTCACAGAAGAACTGGCTTTAGTATTTACTTCATGGGTGAACCCATCAAAGAAATCTGTAGGAAGTGTTTCCTCATGTAATTCTCTCACTTTGTCTATATGAGAGACAGTAGATTCCTTGACAGGATTTATCTGACGATAATACTTTCTGATTGACATTTAGCACTGTTTCCATTTATACAAATAATTTCACTTCTATTTATATAACATGGTTACTCTACAATGTCAAGTCTACTACTCTTTATAAAATTAGGTAGAGGCCTATCACCGAATGGTCTATTCTTTCTGATTTGTTCTGAAAACACCTCAGCGTCTATTTTTGTACGACAGACTCGCACAATATCGTTTGTGGGGAACTCTACGACTTCCCACAGTTTACCATTTTTTTGTACAAAGTAATCTGGTTTTTTATACTTTGATGTCCGAAAATTTCTCATAAGTCTTGTTCTTTCCAAGACCCACTCCGAAAGTCGTTTTATCAAATGTTGCTTCATCTGTTTCCTGTCCACTGTCAATGATGTCATCTTGTGCCTCTTGTTCACAGTCATATAGTTTCATTCTTGCTCTATCAATACCTACTACAAATCTCTTGTTCATGCCAGGGTCATTGTAACGGTTCTTGAGTTGTTTCACCATTAGTTGGTTGAGACTTTCCAAATCTTCCGTTGATATGAGAGCAAACATGAGGTCAGCCGTAGCAGGCAAACCAAAAGATTCTGACGTATCTTCCAGCCCAATGTCGCTGTTTGCATATCCCCCTCTAGTAGTTTGTGTCGCTGACATAATAGGTACATTGTTTTCCACTGCAAGCCCTCTAAGTTCTTCGGCAATGGCTTTGATATAAAAATATGATCCGACATTTGCATTCCCCTTGAATCTTGATGATGCACAGATATTCAGATAGTCAATAAAGATGATGTCTGGTCTGAATGATTTCTTTAGTGCCAATTCCTTGATGAGACTTCGGAAATGCCCTGTGTGTGCAGATGCTGTTGGGTATTCTTTGATAATTAACTTTCCGTTGGTCTTTGTTTGTATCTTAGAGAGGCGGTCAGTAAACATCTTCTTGGGCAACTCATGTAAGTCATCCATAGTGATATTCATCAGATTCGCATCAATTCTTTCTGCAATCCTTTCTTCTGCCATCTCCAATGTTATGTACAGAACATTCTTACCTTGCATCAGTGTAGACGCAGCCATGTGACACATGAACAACGATTTACCCACACCAGTTCCAGCAAGTGCAATGTTCAAAGTTTTTTGTGGTAGTCCGCCTTTGGTAATCTTATTAAAGTAGTCCAAGTCGAACTCAATCTTTTCCTCTTTCTTGTGATAGAACTCAAATCGTTCATCACCATTTTCTACATAGTCGTGTCCAACATTTGAGTCGAATGCAACTGATAGTGCATCAGACAGAATAGTTGGAATTGCTTCAGCGGTGTGTTCCTTGTCTTTCCCTTCAATAATCTGGATACCGCTTAGGATGGCATTGTAGACT